AGACGATGGAGCTGGATTCTGGCTTGACCGCCGGACGAAAGGCCCCGAAATGCGCCGCAGCATTCCAGGCCCGATGGCGGAGTGGTTACGCAGAGGACTGCAAATTCTCCAATTTCCGCAGATTTCCGCGACACTTGTCACTTCTCACATGCCGAACCGGCCATAGCCGCCCAAGGGCGACCGCCGCAAAGTGACAATATTGCCCCACCTTATATTCCGCTTGCCAGCGGGTCAATGACCCGCTAAGGATTGTCGATCGACAACGCGGCATCGCCGCACCTGGCAAGGGAGAATGTGACCAATGACAATCGACTTCGAACCGGTTCAGCGCTGTCACACCGGCTGCGCGACCCATCTACAGCATTTCACCGCGACCCATGACGGCCGCGAATTCTGGGGCCAATGCGTCCGCTACTACGCCGCCGACGATCGGAAGATCGTTTATGAAGTCGAACTTCGGACAAGCGACGCTCATGGCCGCAGCTATCAGGTGCGCCAAAGCGCGCAGTCGGACGTTCGCTCGCAACTTCTGAAGGCGTTTCGTGAGAACGTGCGCGCCTGGGCGGACGCACTCTAATGCCTGCCGTCTATTTCCTGATCGCCGTTCTACTGATCGGCGGCGCGGTCCTAATCCGCAGCTTCATCTGAAACGCGGCATCGCCGCACCTGACACAAGGGAGAATGTGACTATGCGACTTTATCGAATCCTAGGCGCTGGCTGGGCCGGAACCCAAGCCGATGCCAAAGCGGCCGCGAAAGACGCCGGCGCGCCCTGGCACGAATTTGACGTGCCGACCGACAAGCCCGGCCTTCTCGCCTTTCTCAGTGACCGCAACGTGCCGGCGCAGCCCGATGAACGGGCGAAGGTCGACGCTCTGCGCGTGCCGCTCGAGCGCGACCCCCTGGACGCGCCAGCGGCAACGCCGGCGACGCCTGCGGCTGTCGCAGCCGACCCGGCAGCGGTAGCGCGGCGGGAACGCGCGTTTGAAGCAGACGCGATCGTCGAATTCATTCTGGACCGGGCCAGCGTCGCCCAGGTCGAAGCGATCTTCGCGGCGATCGGAACCCGATTCGCCGAAGCCAGAAAGGCGGCCGCGTAATGCCGTTCGATGGTGGCCGTTCGAACCGGCGTGAAGTCCGCAACCCGGTCCTGGCGCTTCCGGCAGCCCAAAGGCTGCTGGCGGCGCCGGCCGACGTCCGGCAATTGCTTCGCGACCTGTTGCTGGACCTACGCGACGACGCGCGAATTCGAGCCGCCGAATGCTGGCGCCGGCACAAGGCACCGATGGCGGTTTATTGGAAGGCCGTCAGCGTCTATGCGAACCACATGGCGCGCGCTCTATCGTAAGAGGGGGAAACATGACGATTCTGGAAGAAGGCTTCAAAGCCCTAGCCGACAGCCTGGTCGACTTCGGTTATCCCGATGCGACCGCCGCAATGGTGCGCAAAGCGCATGATCGCTGGAAACGCGGCGAGCCGCCGAAGGGCATTATCGAAATGTTCGCGGTCGGCGAGTTCGACAAGCGGCCGCAAATCTTCGGCACGCCCAATGAAGCCTGACGAAATCAAGGCAGCGCGCCTGCAGCTCGGCATGACGCAGGCCCAGTTGGCGGCGGCATTGGGGCTGGACGGAGCGACGGCGAAAGATACGTTCCGGCAATGGGAGAGCGGGCGGCGGCCGATCAGCGGGACCGCCGCCCAGTGCCTTCGCTATCTGCTGAAGTTCGGTCCGCTCACTTAGGCGCGATTGCCGGCGGCGGAATCGCCGCGGCGGCCGCCTTCGCTGCCTTATCCTTCGCATCCTTCAGCACCGCGCGCTGCTTCGCGTCGGCCGCAATCACTGACGCGACGCTGTTCCTAAGCTGGTCGTGTTCGGAAACGACGTCGACAAGCCAGTCCCAGGGCACGAGGGCGAACTGACCTGACCCGTCAGCTGCAGGCATTTGAGGTCCGGCATTCGCGCCGGCGGCAGCGGCGCCGTCGGGTCGATCGGCAGTGGCGGCAGGTCCGGCACGGTCGCCGGGTCGGCAACCAGCCGGGGCGGCAGCTTTCCCTGGTCCGCGCAGGCGTGCAGCGTCAGCATCAGCAGCAACGCGCTTATTCTCTTCATCGGTCAGTTTCCTTTGCAGTGTGGCGATCGTCGTCGCCTTGGTTTCGACCTGGCCTTTCCAGGTCAGTGCGGCGGCGTGCGCCTGGTCCAGCCTTTGCTGCCATTGCCCGTCGCGCTTGATGATCGCGGCGGTGACGGCGCGGTCGATCGCGGCATGGGCGAAATGCTGGTGAGTCGCGACCAGCGCGGCGAGATAGCCCAGCACCGCGATCGCCTCCCAGACCGGCTTCGGAATGGCCGTGAAGACGGCAGCGGCGCGCGGGAAGCGCGCGGCCAGGTTCAAGGCTGCGAGGCCCGTCCCGATCGCGCTCATTTCGGGCATCCGGTGATGACCCAGGCATCGCCCGCCAGGTCGGCGGCGGCCAAATAGGCGGTCGGAATGTGGAAATAGCCGTGCTGGCCCCAGTCGGCGCCCCAGCTGTTCCTGACGATGAAGCCCGTCTGGTCATAGCCGACGACGCAAATCGCATGGCCGCCCAACTGCTGTTCCGATGGCTTCGGCATCGGCACGATTCCGTTCGCCGCGACCGCTGCGCTTTCGAAGCTGGAAAAGACGGTGATTCCGATGACGAACGGCGATCCGGCTGCCAGGCAATCCAGATAATCGTCGACCGACGACAGACGATGATAGGCGCTGACCAGTTCCTGCTTCGCGGCCGCATAGACCTTGGACGGCGGCCGCTTGGCGAAGACCGGGTTTTCTTCCGCGGGCGCGCCGTTGTACGGCCAAAGGTCTTCGGGCGGCAGGCCATATTTCGCCAGCACCTTGACGCCGTCGCGGATTTGCGCGCCGGCATCCGAATGCACCGAATGTTCGATGGCCCGTTCCTTGTAATAGAGGAACAGTTGCGAGCCGACGAAGCCGTGGATGAACGCGATTGCGGCGGTCAGTGCGAAAGCGGTGCAGCTGCCCAGCTGGCCCTGGTCCCAGACCTGCGGCATCTTCGCGCGCAGGTCGACGTTCTGCGGCCGCGTCGCGCCGGTCTGGCGATAGAGGAAGTCGCGCGAGTCCGGCGCGTCGGGAACATAGCCGTAGTTGCGGCGCAGCGAATTGCGCATGATTTCAATGCTCCTTTGTGTGGAAATTCCGGGTCGGGCGCCGGTCAGGCGACGTCATTCAGGCAGATTGCTCGTTCGCGAATGCGGCGATCGCGAAGCCCGCGAAGCACCCGGCCGCCGGCTTTGTCCCAGGGCAGGAAGGCGTCGCAGGCGGCGCGATACTGACCGGCGTTGAACCGTCTGCGGGCAGTCGAATGGCAATATTTCGGCCAGCCGATGTTATGGGTCAGAAGCACCGCGGCGATGCGCTGGTGATCGTGCCCGGCGGGATGAAGGCCGGGCGTGCAGGCCATGACGTGGGTCGCTTCGTCGACCAGTTCGCGCTCGAGCATCGCCGCGCACTGGTCTTCGGTGAAGCGCTCACCAGCCTTCAGCGGACGCCCGTTTTCGTCACGGGTCAGCCCGTCGCAGGCGGTGCGGACGCCGATGACGTCCAGATAGGTCTGAAGATATTCCCGGCCGGCGACGTTCCTGATCGTGATTCCGCCGGCCGCGGTCGGCGCCACCTGGACGATCCGGCCGCTTTCTTCGCGCGGAACCTGCTGGAACAGCCCCAGCGCCGCCGTCATGCCGATCACGGCCGCCAGCGCATAGCCCAGCGGCTTGCCTCCCTTCTGGCGTCCTGACGGCCCCTGCGCGCCCTGCTGGGCGTCTGGCTGGCCGTCAGCCATCTTGCTTGCCCTGCGCGTTCTGCGCGGCCTGGGCGGCATTTGAGACGCTTTCCTGCCTCACCAGGACCAGCGCGGTCGGAATGATGACAGCAAGGCAGCCGACGGCGATCGCAGCGATCAGCCGGGACGGCCCCTTTTCCGGCAGATAGCCCAGCAGGTTGAGGATCAGGCCCTGATTATTGACGACGGCGGTCGTGATCGTGCCGACGGCGATCGCCAGCTTCACGCTGTACCGCTTCAGCGGTTTGCGCCAGTCGGGCACCAGGTGCGTGTCAAGCCATTGGACGACGCGCGCGCGCGCCACCTTCAGTCGTTCCAGCACTTCGATTTCCTTCGGTTAGTGAGGCGTTCCGGAATCCGGCCGGTAGGCCGGGGGCGGGTCGTTCAGCTGCGTCAGGAGCGCGGAGAAGTCCGCGTCGGCAGCCATCGCCCCGACGTGATCGTTTTCCTGCTGGTGGCCGTTGTAAGCTTGCTGCAAGGCGGCGGCGGTGCCGCGCAGCGTGTCCTGGTCCGGCTTCTTCAAAGGTCGCATCATCCCTCCCGGTTCATCTGGGCGTCGGCGCCCGCGATGACCTGGCGCGCTTGTTCGCGCGCCGCGATCATCGCCCGCGACGGCTTCGGTTCCTGGTCGACTGCGAACAGCAGGATTCTGGCGATCGTCAGCGCCGCATTGCCGCGCGTCAGCGCCCGGTCCAGCTGGCGGCGAAGCAGGTCGACCAGGTCTTCCAGGTCGCCGTTGCGCTCCGCCAACCTGGCGATTTCGGCCAGCAGCCGTTCCAGTTCGGCTTGTGCTGCCTTCGCTTCGGCGGTGTCGCGGGCAGCATTGCGCACCGCCTCGCCGCGAAGCAGCCGCCAGGCGGCCTTCAGCGGCCAGGGCGCCGCGGTGCCGAACGCGACGCCGATCAGCGCCGCGACGATCGTCTGGTCCATCGGCCTTCACTCCTGGCTGACAGTGCCATCGCGGCACGGCGCCGATCGGCGCTTTGCTTGTGAATTAACTTAGGGTTAGGTTCGCGCCGCTCGGGTCAGGAGCCAACGCCGTGTCAAAAACTGTTCATCTCATCAAAAACGTCGTCGCCATCGGCTTGTCGGCGGCACTGCTCGCCGGCTTCATCTACGGCGCGATGATCGGCCTCAGTTTCGACCATTGAAGCGGCCGCCGTTCGTCTATTGGGCCTCCCTCTGGGGGCTTGGGGCGGCAGTTCCCGTCGTCAGCATCGCCGGAGATGTTCGCGGTCTCGGTCTAAGCTACGTCGTCGGGCGGGACTTCTCGAACCTGTGGGTTGCAGGGAAGCTCGCCCGGTCTGGTCAGTTGTGGGCCATCTTCAACCCCGACGGCTTCAGAGTCGCCCTACACGATGATCTCGGCATCATTTCGATGCAAAACTATAGCTACCCGCCCCACGCATTGTTCATAGCATTGCCCTTTTCCCTGCTCCCCTACTTCGTAGCGCTGGCGCTCTGGACCATCGTCGGAGTCGTCTTTTTCGCCTGGTGCGCCAGGCCATATTTGGCGGAGGGGTTCAGAAGCTGGTGGGCCGTGCTCACGCCGGCCGCCGGCATCAATATATGGAACGGGCACTACGGCTTTCTCTTCGGCGGCCTCTGGCTCTTGTTTTTCTTAGACCTTACAGGACAACCGAGGCGTGCCGGATTGTGGGCCGGACTGCTGACATTTAAGCCTCACATGGGACTGATGGTCGTGGTCGCCGCGCTGCGTGATAGGCGCACCATCCTTGCCGCAATTGCCACTCTTGCTGCGCTGGTCGGCGCGACCGCGGTCGCCTTCGGCCCTGACGTGTGGCCTGATTTCTTCGTCCGCACCACAGCCGAACAGGCGAATATCCTGACGCGCACCACCGGCGACTTCTATTTCCGAATGATGCCGTCAGCCTACGTGGCCTTCGGTCACGGCTTAGCTGGCATCGGCGCCCAACTGCTCTTTGCGGGCGGAGCAATATGGTTGCTCGCACGCCGTAGAGCCGCGGATCCGTTCTCCTATGCGACTGCCACGTTTCTGATCGTTCCATACTCCTTCAATTATGACATGACCGTCGCCTGCCTCGGCTTCGCAATTCTGCTGCATCGCGATTGGTCTGCGATGAACTGGAGGAACAGAATCTTCCTAAGCACGGCTTTCCTTTCACCGGAACTCACCTATTTCGCCGATTGGGCGGTACCCGTGGCGCTGCTTGGGGCGCTCCATGTTCAGACGTTAGCCGTTGATGATTTGCCTGCGGCGAGTCGCGGTCGCGCCGCTGACGGAGAAGAAGCGGGCTAGGTTGGCGCTCCATGTGGCCGGGCTGGTGAAGCTTTGCTGCACCGTCCAGTTCTGCCCGTCGTCGGAATAGACCAAGTCGAATGACGTCGGCGCCTGCGCGAACGATGCGTTTCGAGCCGTGATCTTCAGCTGCGCCGGGACGCTCTTTTCGTTGCCGAAGTCGAAGTCGTAGGCGAGAATGTCGGGCAACGTACCGTTCGCGCTATACTCAGTCGAGGTGTTACCATCGAAACCGACGGCGCCGCCGTTCGTCGTTGAATTAAAGGGATGAAGCGCGGCGCCGCCCCGTCCCCCCGTATTTATCGCAGTGCCGCCGACGGTTGCTCTAAGTTCGACTTCGGCAACGCCGAACGTTGTTCCCGACTGAACCGCGTTGGCCTGAATGCCCCAGAAGCGATGCTTCCCAGCCGGGACGCTGGGGATGGAGGCCGGCGCAATGGCCCGCATGGTATATCCGACAGCGCCAACCGCGTTCGTGAATCGGAATCTCTCGAGGAAATTCACGCCATCGGCCGAGCTTTCGATATATGCCGACGTCGGAGCCTGCTGCCAGCTTGAGTCCTGCCTCGGGAGCAAGGTGATTTCGACGATGGTCTTCGTGACACCGGACCCGAAGTCATATTGAAGCCAGTCGGATTCGGATACCGCAGTGTTATGCGAATAGATTGTCGACGAACTATTGTCGAAAGCGTTGGCGGCCGAAGTGCCGGAGAACGTGGTGCGGGCGCTGGCAGTCCCTGAGCCGGTCGCATCGCTCCCACCGACCGTTTCTTTCATTTCGACTTCGGCAATGCCGAAACCGCTAGTTCCCCCGTTGAACGCCTTGAAGGGACGGATTCGCCAGTACCTGTGCGCGGTAGCCGACGGCTTCGTGAACGTCTTGCTCGTGCCGACGACCCAGCCGCTTGTGGTCACGCTCCAGGCCGTCGTCCAGGCGATATTGTCATCCGAATATTGAACGTCGAACTCGCCGAAGGCTCTGGCGGCGGCGTCCTTGTCCGGCCAGACAACGGTCTCGACAATGTCCTTCTCACTCCCGGCGCCGAAATCGTAACCAACCGAAAATGTGCCGCCTGCCCCGTTCCCGCTCCATTGGATGAGCGTGGTCGTGGTGTTGCCGTCGAAGCATTGGGCCGCGCTTCCGGCCTGGATGGTGCCGGTGCTGATCGGCGTCCCGCCGGTGCAGACGTTCGACCCGCCAGAGACGGTGCGCATCTGAACTTCCGTCAGACCGGTAAAGCTGCTGTCGCCCGAGTTGAGACGGCAGCGGAGCCGCCAATAACGATGCGCGGCCATTTAGCTTGGTGTCGTCTTAATCGCGAACGCCCCGATGAATGTGGCGTCACCGGAACTGGAACCGAGGAACTTCAGGACGTCATTAGCTGCGATTGCGACGGCCGCAGAGCCGGTCGTCGACCAGGTCAGAACCCCTGACGTCGAAATGCTGATGGTCCCGATGCTGCTGAAGGCGCCTGAACCATTGACCTGCCGCTGGACGTCCACCGCGAACGTCGCCGTCGGGTTGACGATGACCGATGCGACCGATCCGGCGAAATTCGCCGGAATCGTCAAGGCTTCGATAGCGGGATAAAGGCAAAGGACTTCTGATGCCGCAGGCGACGTCGTCAGAACTTGGAAGGCGATCAAACGCGACGACGCAACCCTCGACCATGCAAGCGACGTCGTTCCGACGGTGATCGTCGCGTTCGTCGTGCATTGCCATTCCTGGTCGGCGAAGGTCGTCCCTTCGCTCACCTTCACCGTCGCGTTCACGAGTTCCGCACCGCTGTCTGCATCTGCCGCGCGTGTCAGGATATAAGGGTGAGTCGAGTCGCCAACCTGCGTCACGACATAAATGCCGTTGTGCGATCCGGTTGCCTCCTGATCGACCAGGACACGGTCATTCGCGGCCAGAGTCACGCCATCGACGGCCGCAAGCGCCCCGTTCGCGGTCGCGGTCAGTGTCGCCCCGACGCCGCCTGTGCCGTTCGCATAAGTATTGGCGGCAAGCGCGGCCGTTGTCTTCGCCCGAACCGCCTTCTTCCACGGAAGCGCTTCGACCAGAGGCGCCGCTGTCGTCGCCACCGCGCCGGAAATATCCACCGTCGGCGCGGTGACCGGGCCAAGCACCTTGCGATCGCCGTAAATGCCACTGACGATGTAGGTGACGGCGACAAAGTAGCTCGCTCCGCCGACGATGCTGGCAATGTCGACCTTGGTCGTCGATGGCGGCTGCAGGCCGCCATATTGGGTCCAGACTGGGTCATCGGGATTCGTCAGCGGGTTGATGACGCCATCGCTCTTCCAATATTCAAACCGGATCGACCCGACACTGCCGTCGTCGCTTGCCGACCCGGTGATTTCCAGCGCCGGCGTGCTGACGCCGTTGTTTGTCAGGGTCACCGCCGCCAGCGACCATTGACCATCGGCCGCAGTCCCGATGTCGGGCGGCGGCGTGGTATTGGTCGCCACGCTTTCGTCGCTGTTGAAAACGCCATCATCACCGAAGATGGCCGAATTGATTTCGCGCAGCGTCAGTGTGCTCTGCCACTTCGCGTCGATCTGGTACGCCTCTATCCGGAAGGTCTTCGTCGCGCTGCCGAAATAGCGGTCCGACTGCCACTGAATCCAATCGCCGTCTTCCAGTTCGCAAAAGCGCGGGCCAAGCGTGACCGATGCGCGGCCCCAAAGCCGGGCCAACCGCCGCGTGATTTCGGCGATTCGAAGCGCCTGGTCCTGATCGCGCACCAGCCGAAGCGAGATTTGCGCTTCCCTGGGCTTGCCGTCGGCGAGAATGTCGGCGGTCGATCGGACGACGGGCGCGGCGAAGTCGTTCCATTTTTGCGTGGGTTCGACATAGCGGGCGACGATCGTGTTCGCCCATTCGGCGCTGGATTCCGAGAGGACGCCATTATTCCAGCTGACCTTGCCGCCGATCAGCAGGTCGTCGTCGGTGATGGTGGCGACGATGCTTTTCGACTGGCCCGGTTCCAGTTCGACCGACCCTTCGGTCGTGATCGTCGAACCGCCGGTCGCCAGCGCGAACATCTGTTCGACGTCAATATGTTCCTGGTTCGCATAGACCGGGCCGGCGACGCGATAGCGGACGCCGCTTCCGACCGTTTCGTCGCAGAGATTGGCGGCCGCGAAGATATTCGCCGCCGGCGCCTCCGTCGCGCTTAGGCCACGGCCGACCAGCAGCTGCGAAGGATCAGTGACCTGGTCGTTCGCATAGACGCCCCGCGCCCAGTTGTAGCGGCAGACCGCAGCGTTTTCCGAAAATTGCCAGGTCGACGGGTCTTCCCAGCGATGAGACCCGGAGCCGCCGACGGTGCTGTCCAGGCGCGGGTCATAGCAAAGCTTGCCCTTTAGAACGAAGCCGAAGTGCGGGCGACCGCCAGGCCAGCCAGGATGCTTATCGTCCGGCTTGTCGGCCTTATAGGCGACGATGATGTCGCAGCCCGAGCCGCCGATGTCGGCGCTCGTCCAGCCCGGCCCGTTATCGGTGACGATCGACGGCAGCGGGTCCGCGTTTGTGTCGGCGCGGAAATAGACCTGCAGCTGGTCGTCGTAACGCGGATAGAAGCCGTCGCCGACGTAGTCGTTCCAGTCGTCGTTGACATAGAAGCCGGTCAACCCCTCGCACTTGTGATCGGCAAGCCGGATGATCAGGACTTCCCAATCGGTGCCGTACTTGCCGCCATAATCGAAGCCGTCGACCAGGCTGCCGGCGGTGAATCCCTCGCCGAAGAAAGCGGAACGGGGCTGTTCGCCCAGCGCCAGGGTCATTTCCGACGCTTCGCGCGCCGGCGTCTTCGGCATCGTCAGGTCGACGATCGCCTGGCTGGCGATCATCAGCGAACCCTGGACGATCAGTTCGACGCCCAAAGGGCCGCCGACGCCGGTCGCGACCAGCACGACGCCCGCGATAACTTCCAGGCCGCCGATGATGAAGCCGGCGACCTTAGACATGCCCGGCTCCGGTTGGTTCGGACGGGCCGGCAATAGGTGGCTTCGCCTTCTTCGGTCGCGACCTTCCTGTCACCGCCGACCAGGCGAGGGTCATCGCCGCGCGCGGTTGCCGCCGGTTGCCCTGTTCTCCTGGGCCGACCAGCGTCGTGCCTTCGACGATCATCGGGTGGATGCCGAATTCTTCGTCCGGGATGCCGGCGATGTCGCCGCGCTTTGCGAGCGCAGGCGCGACGCGTTCGAAATGGGCATCAAAGGCCGCCTCGAGCGACCCGAAGCGCGCGATCACGCGCAGCGCCGAAGCCCGGTCGCGCCATTTCAGCGCGCGGGCAACCCGCACGCCCGTTTCGGCTTCGACGGCGGCGAGCGCGTAGCCGGCGCAATCGTTATTTTCGCGGCCCCAGGCATGGGGAATCGCGTGCCGGCTTTCGACGAACGCGATCAGCGCGGGAATATCCCGCGTCAGGGACCAGATTTTGCGGGGCATGGCCTAGAACCCGGCACCCGTTCCGCCGGCGGTTCCGGCGACGACCCCGCCATGCGTGTCGCCGGTCGAAACCGGGATTTTGCCGCCCCAGTAGAGTTCCTTTTGCCCGGCATAGGCGACGCCCTTGAAATAGCCGTCGCTGCTGCTGATCAGCCGCTGGTCGGAATCCGAACGCATCCTGGCGCCGCTTCGGCCAAGGCTTCGCGCTGCCGATTCCACCGCGCAGCTGATGGTCGCGGTCGATCCGATCGTTTCGTCGGTCTGAATCGTGTCCAGGCGGCCGCGGTCGAAGACGTGCGCATCCAGCAGGTTCTTCCCGCTATTGTCGAAGATAAGCCGATAGACGACGACCGAAGCGCCCTTGAACTGGTCTGCGTCGTCAAGCATCGCCAGGACGTCGGGTTCGATCCCGGAAAGCGAAAGCGTCATCCCCTGGGCAACGCCGCCGATCGCGCTTCCGTTCTGCTGGGCAAGGCCGGCGGCGCCGATGCCGTCGAAAGCGTTGCCGCCGATTTCCAGCGAACCGTAACCGCTCCAGAGGCGAAGAGGCGTTCCATAGCCGCCGACGATCTCAAAGCCTGCGGATATGTCCTGATAGGCTCGAGTCAGCGCGCTGGCGCCTCCGGTGAAATAAAACATCCCTTCGGGTGCCGCCGGGTCGTTCTGCCTGACCGCTAAACCGCCGGCCTCATTTATCCAGCCGGTCGGGCCAGCGTCTTCCGCACCAGGATTGACGACATCGAGAGCAACGCCGTCAACGGTCACGACGATTGAGTCGATGTATCCGTCGTTATTCGTCCCGGTGCGCCGGTTCATTTCCTGATAGAGCCGGATCGTCGCGCACGCCGCAGGAACGGTCGTCGAAAGCGACTGCGACTGGAAAACCATCGGCGGAGATATGTCGGTCAGCGTCGCCCAGACGGTCGACCCGATCTGCGTTCCGCTTGAATCGAAGAAGGCGATTCCCATATGCGCCTGATCATTCGAGCCGCCGCCGGTCAGGTTTTGATCGAAAGACGCCTGTTCCCAAGTTAGGACCACTGGCGCGCCTTCGGTGAAGGTGAGCGGTATGGCCGCGCCCGTCAGCGGCGTGATTTCCACGGCGCCGCCGACCAGCGCGTCGCCGGCGACGATTGCGGCCTTGGCGGCCGTCGACAGCGTCTTCATAGGTTAGCTTCGAATGTCCTGGACGCCGACGATCTGGCCGCCGCGAATGCCAAGGCTTCGGTCGATCGCGTTCAGGCTCGACTGGTCGCTGACCAGCACCATCACGCATTTCGGATTTGCGACGGTCGCGACCGCGTCGCTGGGCACCGCCGCCGGGATCGGCGGTTCGCAAGTCGCGGTGATGACGCCGGACCCGTTCGCGGTAGCCCCTTCGACGACGCGCGTCACGGCCGACCAGGGCAGCCCCGCGACGGCGGATTCGGTCGCCGTGTAGCCGTAGCCGATATAATCGCCGGCGTTCAGGACGAAGCCGGCAGGAAAGCCGTTCAGCGTCTGCTGGCTGTCGCCGTCCGCCGTGATGGTTTCCGACCAGCTGGTCGCGGTGCCGTCGAAGCTGCCGCCGCCGGCGCGGGTCAGGCCCGAAAACCCGTTCGGATAGGCTTTCGGATAGGGCCGGCCCAGGTCCCAGCCCAGGAAGCGCCGCGACGACCCGCGAATTTGCGCCATGAACGCGCGCCAAAGGTCGCTCCGGTCGACCCCGACGTTGCCGAGCGTCCAGACAAGCTTCCACAATGGAAACCCGACCTGGACACCGCCAATGCGGCCGCCCGCTTCCGGCGCGCCGGCATCGACGCGCTGGATTTCGAACTGCTGCTGGGCGGCGCCGCTGGTCGGCGGCGTGATCGGAGCCTTCATCGGATCGCGAACCTTTGCCGAGCGTCGACCCATGTGCCGACGATTTGCGCCGGCAGGTCGCGCTTCAGTTGCTCAAGGTCGGCGCGAATTCCGGCGACCGCTTCTGGCGCGGCGCCGCGGAAGTCGGCGTTCACGACCAGGTTGCCGATCATCGGCCCGTTTTCATTGGCCGCCGCAATCCTTCGGCTTTGGGCCGCCGGCGTGATCTTTGTCCCGCGCGGCAGATAGGCGAGTTCCGGGCCGTTTTCGCCGACCCAGGCCATGCCGCCGGGCGCCGATTGCGTGCCGCTGGCGAAATGGCCCAGCTGCGACGCATATTGCGAGCCGGTCAGGTCGACGACATTGCCTCCAGACCCGCCGCCGACCGCGCCGACGACCGCCTTGAAAATCGCCATCACGGCTTCTTCTTCGGCAAGCTTCAGCATGTCGGCCAGGATCGACGCCGCGACGTCGTGGAACAGCGTTTTGAGATTCGCCCAGGCGTCGTGCAGATTCTTCGAATTGGTCAGCACATTCACCAGCCCGTCGTTGAACTGGTTCAGCGCGTCGACGCCGTCCTTTTCGATCGAATCCCTGACCTCCGCCATGTTTTGCGGAAGGCCGGCGAAATAGTCTTCGAACGGCGATCGCGTCGACCGGTTGGCCTGGTCGGTCGCGCGCGCTTTTTCCGACGGAAGCTGGTTGATTTCCTGCTGGATTTTCGCCGCTTCGTCGGTCTTTCCGGCGAGTTCGGCGAGCGCCTTCAAATATTGGAGATGCGTCAGCTTCTCCTGATATTCGATGTCGACGATCTGCAGCGCCAGGTCGCGGCGCTCCTTCGACGATTTGGCGATCGATTCGGCATATTGAAGGCCGTCGGTGCGGAACTTGGTCGTCTCTTCGTTCAGCGCATCCTGCGACTGCAGCGACTTCAGTTCGCTTTCGAACGCGACCGCCGCCTGGCGCTCTTTCAGGACCTGGTCGTTCGCCGCCTGCAGCTGGGCAGCGCGCGCGATCGCAAGCTGGCTGGTCGCATCGCCATATTTGCCTTCGGCGAGCTTCGACGCGATTTCCTTGGCTTCCGCGTCATGCTCGCCCCGCGCGCGGACCAGCTGGACCGCGGCCTGTTCCTCATAGCCCTGGACGGTCTTTCCAAGCGCTTCCAGATATTGCTGGTAAAGCTTGTCACTTTCGGCCGTGAACGTCTGCTGGGCCTGTTCTGCTTTTCCGGCCTGTTTTTCATCGAAGGCGGCCTGTTCACTTGGCGTCGGCGGTCGACGCACGGCCAGAACCTGCTTGGGTCCGACCGTCTCTTCGGCGACCTTATTGCCGGTATTACCGGCCGTAAGCGTGATGTTGCCATTTTTGTCGATCGAATCCAAAACGCCGACGTGCATGCCCGACGGACTGCCGTTCGAACGGATGACGACAATATCGCCTTTCTGCGGCGAACGCGTGTCATCCTTGCCGAAAGTGAGGAACGACGAAGCGGCCAAGCTGCCTGTGCCGTGAACGCCGCCGGCGGCCAGAACGGCATTGACGAAGGCCGCGCACCAGGCGGTTTTCTCCGGGTCCAGGTTGATGTTCGCTTCGCGGAAGAAGGCTTGCAGCACGCCGCGATCGCGCGTTTCGCTGTCGCCGCGATACTTGTTCGCAATGTCGGCGAATGCCGCAATCTGATCATTGAAGATCGCGGTTCCGCCGGGGTTGGCTGGGCCTTTGCGGTGTGAATCCTCATACGCTTTGACTTCGGCATCGCGCTTCTGGGCGAGCGCCGCCACCTGCTTTTGAAGTTCGACCGTGATCAGCGCCTGCGCCTTTGCCTGGTCGCCGGCGGCGGCCGCCGCGTTGGATTCCTGGATCGCGCGCTTGGTCGCCTGATTGATCAGGTCTTTGTACCGGTTCTTGATAAGTTCGACCGGTTCCTTCGAAATCGCGTCCGCATAGACGTGCGCAGTTGCCTCGCGAACCTGTTCGTTCGCGTCCGCCAAGTCCTGTTTTGCGGTAGCAAGAGCCGCGTTCGATTGGTCGATTTGCTGCTGGAAAAACTGCTGCGCGCCATAGGCCGACGCGCCGCCGCCAGCGCCGAACTGCACAGCCTGCGCGTTCTGCAGATTGGCCTTTTCTTGTTCCAGAATGGCGAGCGTCGATTCGCGGATGCGTGCAGCCTTCTGCACTTCGGCAAGGGCTTGAGTCAGCGCCCGTTCGGCGGCCGATTGCTCCTGATCAGTTAGCTGTTTCAGCGCCTCGCGATTTTTGACGACCGCTTCGGTGACGCCATCCAGGGTCAGGCCGAAGCTTTTCTGCGCTTCTGCCGTCGCGATCGTCTTCTGCGCCTGCTTGTCGAGTTCGTCGGTGACCTTCCCGACTTCATCCTTCGTCAGCGCCAGTTTGCTAAGCAGCGGCACCAGCGCGGTCATACCGACCATGATCGCGATGCCCCAAGGGCCGGAAAGGAATTCGCCGACCTTGCCCAGTCCGCCGCCCATGAAAGCCGCCGCTTCCGTCAGGCGACCCATTTCCATCGCAAGCGCGCGCTGGATCGGCATTCCGCTGGCGAGCGCGTCAGTGATGCCGCGCGAAGCGCCCATCAATTCCATTTGCGCTATGCGAGCGGTTCCGCTGGCGCTCCTGAGATTGCCGAAGCCGACGACTGAGTCATCCAATTGCTTCTTCAATCCGGCTTGAACCTGCGCGAACTGTTCGTCGCTGAGGATTCCCAGCTTCTGCAGTTCGATCGCCTGTTCCAGCGACTGGTTGTAGCGCATCTGCGCGGCGAACAGCGGGTCGACCGACGACAGCAACCGCTGGGCAGCCTGTTCGCTGGCCGTCATTTGCGCCTGGATTGCAGCCGCCGACGACCTGGCGTTGTTCAGCGCCGCCGCGCTATCGACGCCGGTGGATTGATTGATCGTCGACTGGACCGCCGACGTCGGCGCGATCGCCGCCATCCGCTCGCTTGCCTTCTGAAGCTTGGCAAGCGCGGCGTCGGCGTCGTTCGCCGCGCGCGTGAAGGCGCTGCTGACGCGCTTGGCCGATGCATCGCCGGCGTCGCCAATATCTCCGAAATCGCGGACGACCTGCGTCTTGCCGTCAGTGGCGAGCCTGATCGAAACCTGCGGGCGCGTCGCCATTGCCGGGCTAATCCTCTGATGACTGTTCGGAATGTGCCGCGATCAGCACGGCTTCGATTGCTGGAAGAATTTCAGAAAGAAGTTCCATGTCCGCGTCCTGCGCTGCGCCCAGAAGCATCACGGCAGTGAAATCCAGGCCGACAACGACGCCGCCCATTCCGGCACGGCGCAGCTGGCGCTGGCAGCCGTCTAGGACTTGCCAGACCCCCTCGCCCTCTTCCGTTTGGAGTTCGTTGATTCGGTACGGGCATTCCTCGCACCGCGCGCCCTCTTCGGCTTCGCAGGAGAGCCGGCAATAGTCGTGCCCGGCGTCGCCGCTGCGGAAGTGCCAGTCGGCGAGCCGGACAATGCGTTTTTTTCCGCACGCCGAGCGATGTCCGCCATCACATATTCGGCGTTGATCTTTTCGAATGCCGATTCGTCTTCCAGCAGCAGGTCGATTGTGCCCGTCGGCCGCTTTGGATCGGTCGCCGTCTTGATCCTGGTTTCCTGGTCGGGCGTCAGTTCAAGCGGATTGTCGTCAGCGTCGCCGATGCCGGCCCATTCGCGCGCACCCATCCTGATCAGTTCGCCGCTGATCAGGTCGCCAAGGTCGCGCGAAAGATCGGCGGCAACCGAGTCGCCTTCGGCGAGTTTGGTCAGGTCGACGCCTTCTTTCTCGAGCGCTTCGCGATACATTCGGAAGACCCGGCGGCGCATTTTCGGCGTGATCGGGTCCAGGATGATGATCGCGCCGTCATCGTTCAGGTGGACGCGGGTTTCTTCGCGCTTTTGAAGCTTCAGCATTGTTGCCCCTCAGAAGACAGAAAACGGGCGGCCAGGGTCGGCCGCCCGATGGTTTGACGATTAGATCGCGGCGGCCGTGTAGCCCGCGACGTCGTTCACCAGGTCGACGGTCATCACCGCGCCGTCGGCGCCGGACCCCTGGAAGTCGAAGCTGGCCTGGATGCCGGCAGGGCCGTCGATCGGCACCTTCGGGCGCGGCAGAAGCACGCGCTGAAGCGTGAACAGCAGCGAAAAGGCGCCGAAGGTCCAGCCGAAGGTCAGGGCGACGGGGGTTCGGCCAGTGGCCTTGTCGATCAGCACCTGGTCTTTGAACTTCACGGTGGCGTTGCCGCTCGCCATCGCCATGCCGGGGTCGGAATCCTCGATTTCGCCGCTGGGCTGGATGGTTTCGACCTTGTCCAGATTGTTCGTGAACGACAGGCTGGCGGCGACGACGCTTCCAAGCTGGACGCCGTCTTGCGTGATTTGCCCCGTTGCCTGCGCGAAGCGGGCAACGTCAAGCGAAGTCGGTGAACCGGCGCCGCTGGTGCCCGACATCGCGGCCGCGCCCTTGGCGATGCAGCTGACGACGGCGTTCAGAAGCCCGCTGCGCTTCATGTCGATTTTCAGCGTGTTGGCCCGGACGCCATAGTTCATTTCATAGCTGGGCACGTCGGGCTTGGCGGTTTCGACACTCATTGCCGGAAGGTTCTGGGCGCCGCTGCTGAAGGTGTGCTTGTTCGTTCCGCCCGACATGGTGCCCGCGGTGGCGTTCGACGCCGGCGACGTCGATGTCGCGAGCGTGAAGGCGTTGCCCGCAAGCCCGGCCGTGTCATAGGCGACGTGCAGCTTGGTCCCGCCGACATTCGAATAGGTCGCCGGCGTGACGTTCGCGTCGGAACTGGCGTTCAGCACCGTCACCGCGTTGTCGATCGTCGTCGCGAGGTCAGCGCCGATGTTGATCTGCGCGCCGGTCGCGCCGGACGCGACGAAGGTGAACGGGCTGCCGTTGATCGTGATCGTCGAATTCACCGCGGGTTGCGCGCTGAAGGTGATGTCACCGCTGGCATTGCCCTGGGCAACGGTCGTCGCCGGACCCAGAAGCAGGTTCAGCCAATAGCCGAAGTTCGCGGCGTCGACCGGGACGGTGACATCGCCGTCATTGTTCACGACGTCCAGCGTCGGGTCATAGCTTTCGCGGCCCTGACCCAGAAGGTCGCTTTCCAGCAGCCCCTGAGAGACGCCCAGGTTACAGCTGACGAACGGCAGCTGCATGTAGTTGCCGCCGGGCGGCGTTCCGTAGGCACTTTCGAACTTGGCATAAAGATGCGAATTCGCACCGCGCGCGCGACCCATAGTCGGTTCCTTTCGTCAGGTTTTCGCCGGGTCAGCCCAGCGGGTTCGTCGTCGAATATTCGGCGACCAGCGGAACGGTCGCCCAGTTGATCGAATTTGCCGCTTCGTTCGTCCGGTCGCGGAGTTCCGCGGCTTCGGCCGAAAAGAATTCGCAAAGGCCGCCCAGGAATGGGTCGGCGGCAATCGCCTGGCCCAAGGTCACCAGCATCGCGTCCAGCGCAGCGCCGCCCGTGCCGTTCGGCCCGGAAACTTCCAGATAGAGCCGGTGCGAATAATTCCAGGTCAGCGGGCTTAGGTCATAATCGGTCAGGTTCGGGTCGCCGGGATGGCCGACGACGCACCCGTTGACGTCGACCCGCGTCGGAAGCGCGTCGTCCTGGTCGAACCCCGCCAGCTTCACCGCCGGCAGAGCGGCAGCGACCAGCGCCTTCACCGCCAGGATGACCTGCATCTGCTTCGTCATTTCAGCCATTCGCCCCAAGGTTGCGGGCGATCATGTCCGCATAGCGGAGCGCCCAGCGCGACGCCGCGGCGTCAATGTCGACCAGCTTCGCGCTTCGGATCGTCTTCACCAGGATGAACATCAGCACCTTTTCGGCATTGCGGCCCTGGCGAAGCCGGCCTTTTGTCGGCGCGCGAAAGCCGCGGCCGTTCCTCGCCCTGACAAGGGTCGCGAACAGCCCGATATTGCCGTCCTTCAGCTTCACCGCCTGCAGCTTGCCGAACTGCTGTTCAACTTCCGCGACGGTCGCCTTGCGGCCGCGGCTCTTGATGACCGGGTTCACCGGAATAGCGAACGCCTGGCCCAGCGGCGTCACGATTCGATCGGCCGAAAAGAAAGAGAGAATTCGCGGTGCCTTCGACCAGACGAACCCGGCAGGGCCGCGCTGGTCGCCGGGATTGGGATAGAAGCGGCTTCGCCAGGTGAGCGAAACCCGCGTTCCCAGCACCGCGGCGGTTTCCCGCCGCAATTCGTCTTTCAAGCCCTCCGTCGCCTCTTGAAGCGGGTCCGTGATGGCCTTGTCGACGCGATCCGCAGCAGCCTGGATCGCATAGCGCAACCCGTCGGCCGTCGCCGATACGCGAAGCATCGAATTATTCCGCCGAAGCGGATTTCGCGGCTTTCTCCGCGACTGCGGTCGCCGAACCGATGTCGACAAGGTGCTTCGCGCGATCGGCGGCGATGAATCCCGCCTTCGGTTCGTCGTCGACGGTGAGGGTCGCGCCCGATTTGTGCAGATCGCCCGCGTTATCGGCGGCCGCGCCGTGAATGATGATCTTTTTCATGGTTTTCAGCCTTCCTATGCGGTGACGATTGTCACCGGGCAGGTCCAGACGCCCCTTCGGTCCAGCATCGGCTCTCCCGACACTTCGAACAGGCCGTCGTCGGCGACGGGGTTGCCGTCAGCGTCCAGGATTTGCACTTCGTTGCCGATCGACGGCGCGGGAACTTCGGACTTGCGCACCTTGATCGTCCGGCCAGGCCCGACCAGTTCGGAATAGTCGGTTCGGACGCTTTCGTCCGCCTCGCGCCGATTAACGCGAACCGTTCCGGGAGCGCCGGACCATGTCGCATCTTCCCCCAGGACGCGAAAGATCGCCGCCTGCTGGCGGGTCAGCGCATCCTGGGGGAGAGGCATTCGCAGCCGACCTTAGAAGCTCGGCTGCAGGCGGACGTGCGCGCTGGTATCGCCAGACGCCTTCGCGGTGACGACGTAACCGGCCTTCGTGTTCGACGTCGAAGTCTTCGTGAAGACCTTGTTCGTGTCGTCCCAATAGACGATATCGCCGACCGCCCAGGCCGTGCCCGTATCGGAGTCGACGTTGACGACGCCGGTCACCAAGCCGGCGAAAGTGGCGCCAGCTGCGGCCGTCACCAGCGCGATCGCGATGATCGCGCCGATCTTGACGCCCTTGCCAGAGGTCACGCCGCCAGACGGGGCGGTGAGGTCCAGGGCATGGCCCTGGGAAACGAAGTTTTTCATGGCTTTTTCCTTCCCTTGTCAGGGTTCCCGACGCACCGTTGCGCGGGTCGAAGAAGTGAGGGAACCGTCCGGCGCCGAAGCGCCGGACGGGTGGTCGGTCAGCGCTTAGGCGCCGGCGTTCTTCCAGGCGGAACGGTAGTTCATGCCCGCGACGCCATAGTCGAGCCGCACCTTGTATTCGGTGCCGTCGACCCGCCAGCCAAGGCGCTGTTCCAGATACGGGTCCTGGATGCCGTTGAGGAACGCCACTTCCAGGGCCGCCTGGCCTGCCGCCGGGTCGGCGAAGGCGAACCAGGGCGTGCTGGTGAGGCGGGCGGTTCCGACCATGTCGGAGAACATGCCGCGCACCATGTTCGGCTTCTGCAGCTTGTTCGCCGTGTCCGGGTCATAGAGCGCGTCGTTGATGGTCTGCGCGCTGCCCAGGAGCGATTTCGGCCCAAGCCAGACCGCGGGGCTGATGTCCAGCACCTCGTTTCCGCTCGGGTCCTTCTGCGATGCCATGCCGACGCGGGCATCGTCGAAGGAAGTGACCGACGGAGCCGCCGGCGTTGCCGAAATGTTGTTGTGCGACGCATGGAACAACGGGTTGCCGTCGTTCATCGTCGGACCGGCGCCGCTATTGGCGGCGAGGGTCGCATAGACGTCGACTTCGATCGTCAGCGCGGCCGCGCGGCCGAACTGGACGCCCAGCACGCCGAAGGCGTCAAGATCATCGTTCGCAAGCGCCTGGCGCGTGATCGCGATGATATTGCCCTTCGTTTTGCCGGTGATCGACTCCTTCGCGGCGTCGGGGATACTCTTGTTTTTGAATTCCCCGTCTTCGGTCAGGTCGTCCAGCGTTCCGAAGGTGCCCAGCAGGTAACGCGGATGCGGCCTGAAATCCATCAGCGAGCCGATGCCGCAGAAACGCCGCCAGGTGTCCGGAGTCACCGCGTAGGATGCCTGAAGCACCTTGTGGAGCGTGTTTTCGAGAAGGTTCGCGAAATCGCTGGTCGAATTTCCGACAAGCGCGCGGGTGGCGTCGACATGGGTCAGCGCCTGACCGATCACGACTTCCCGGTCCCAGCTGCTGACGCGGGCGCCGGCACGCTCGAGGAAGAGGCGTGCCATTTCCGCGTTGCGGACGCCGCGGAATTCGCCGGGGTCCAGGTCGCGGCGGACTTCCGCGACATTCTCGCCGCGCTGTTTGGCGGCCCTGACAAACAGGTCGGTCAGACCGGCGCGCTGCACAAGCGCATTCTGCGCACCGCGGAACATCTTGTCGCGTTCGTCGGCGGTGACGGTCGCGGTCACGCCGCCGGCGGAAACGCCGCCGGTCTGAGCGCGCTGCGCGTCAGCCTGAAGGGCGAGCAACTGGGTCGTCGCCGCTTCGACGCTGATTTCGTCAGCCTGATTGCGGGTGACCAGGTCGTTCGCCTTGGTCACGACGTCGGCGCCGAAAGCGCGCGCGCCGTCGACGAATGCGATCGCAGCGGTCGCGGTGAACAGCGAATGACGTCGCCCATTCGCACCATCGCTCGAGCGCTGGCCCTGGCCTTCGCCGGAACCTTCGGTCGAACGCTGGCCCTGGCCTTCGCCAGAACCTTCAGTAGCGCGGTTGCCCTGGCCTTCGCCAGAACCTTCGTTTGCCGCACCTGCGGCGTTACCTTCCGTTCGCATAGCGCGGACTCCTTCATTGATGATGCAGGGGAAAATGACTTGCTGTTCCGACCGCACCCCTGCGGCGGGATCGGCAGCAATAGGGGTGAAAGACGCTTCCTGGAGCGTCCATTTCGTGATTCGATAGACCGGAATGTCGCCTTCGAAGCGGTCGAAGATCGCCTGCTGGCGGCGATAGCCTGCGCTGACCTTGGGTGCCGTCCCGGCGGCGACGTCCGCTTCCAGCGTGACGGCGTCTTCCGATTGCCCGAAGTAGGCGCGGCCGATGACCTGGCCGCCTTCGCAGCGCGTTTCGCGCACTTTGCCCAGCTGGTTTTCGACCGAATAGGCGGCATGTGAGTCCAGCAGCGGGCAGTTGTCCGCTTCGACCTGGCTCAAATCGACCGCGTCGGGGCTGCAGTCGAGAATTTCCAGATAATAATCGTCGATCAGACCCAGCTGCCAGCCCGGCGTCTTCACCAGGCTTTCGGTCGCGATCACCAGTTCGACGCTATGCGTCGCCGGATCATAGCTTCCGGCAGTTGCCGACCGGCGGGCAATCGGAACGCTGATGCTGCGCACGGGTTCGCCGCCCGCGACAAGCGCAGGCTTTCGCTGTTTCGACATAGGTTCAGGCTCCCGTTGAGTCGCCCTTGGGGAAGACCAGGCCCGACGGAACCTGAAGGATTCCGGCGTCGGTGACCTTTCTCGGGTCGACGTCCATGACCAGTCCCAGCTGGTCGATCAACTTATTCATGTCGGCGATCTTCTGCAGATGCGCTTCGGCATTCTCGCCGCGCTCGGCCAAGCTTCGGCTGATCAGCTTCAGGCCGGCGCGCACTTCCATGATTTCGCCCATCAGGTCCTTGATCGGGTCGACCATGCGGCGCACCGGAAGCGCGAATTTCCACTTGACGCCCAGAAACCGCGGGTCGTTTCGCTTGATCGCAGAAACCGCCATGCGGCGCTGAACCGCCGGCGCGCAAAGCATCGGAATGACTTCGTTCTGCTGCCAATCGTCGACCATCGAATAACTGCCGTTCATGGCGGCTCGGAGCGACGAATAATTCGCCTGGCTGACGTCGCCCGTCATCAGGTGATACGGCACCATATTGGCGCTGACCGCCGCCAACTGCTGGCGGATGAATTCGACCTGGTCAGCCGACGGAGTCGGGTTGATCGCGGTCGCGTCTTCGCCAGGCTTCAGCCTGGCGATCATTCCCGGCCGCATCGTTTCGCCGAGCGACTGCGAAGGGTCGGCGTCTTCGCCGGGCGGGGTTGCCTGCTGTCCAAGCGGCGATCCGGTTTGCCCTTCCGGCGGCTTGACGACCAGGGCGAGACATGCCTGCACCTTCGCCTGAAGCCGCTTGGCGTCTTCGATGTCACCGATGTCGCGCAGTGTCATCGCGACCGCGCCAAGCCAGGAAACGCCGCGCGTCTGGCGATGGCGAAGGCGTTCGAACATATGGTCGACGTTCGCCGCGTCGCGAGGTTTGGAAATCAGGCTTCGACCGAAAACAACATCGTTAGGATGCTCGTCGAACAGCCAGTAAGCGACGCGATCACCATCACCGTTGAACTGCACGCCCTGGACGACCTTGCCGCCATCGGAAAGCATGAAGGTGCGCGCCATGTCCAGCTGCGCGCCTTCCATTCCGATCACTCGAGCGTTCGGCTCGCCGCCATATGGCTTCCAGAAGGTGATGGACTCGCCATCGACGATCATTTCGCGGACGCTGATCTTGCCGTGACCGTACCAATCACCGACGCCGTCGACCTTGCTGTTTTCGGCCCAGCGGTCCCAGTCGTCCTGTGCGGCCTGCTGGATGCGCTTCACCGGATGAACGGCTTGGGGCATGATGCCGTCGCCCCAGATGGTCGCCGTCAGCTGGCGAACGGCCGCGGCCGCATATTTGTTGTTCCGGACCAGGTCATGCCCGGCCCAGGCCAGCACCGAACGGGCGACGGCGTTTTCACGGTCGATCGCGGAGGCTGAACGGTTCCAGCCATTGGTCCGGCGGTCGAATGCCGCGGCATCATAGCTGCGAATCCCGTCGCCCGCGATCTTCGCCGCCTGCAGCTGCACACGGGCGACCGCGCGACGGTGCGCGACACCCGGAGCGAACGGCGCGATCGCGCCGTCGATAATCTCTGAAAAGCTGCGCATCTTACTTGGGATCGAAGACCGCGACGGTGGACGATGGCCGCGTCAGCGACGTCGATGCCGCCAGGCGCGTGAAATAGTCGATTCCCTTCAGAATGTCGGCAACGCTCCGATACCAAATCATGTCGCCATCGGATTCGATGCGCGCCTCTCCGGTCGCCAGACCGGCCTGCAGCGCCGCAATCTCCGTCGCGTAATTGTCCGAAGCTGGCATGGCCTAGAGATAATCCTTATCGGTCTGCAGCCAGTCGGCGTTGCCGCGGCGCGGGTTGGGTTTTTCCGGCTTGGCCGGTGTCTTCAAATTCGTGTTCAACAGGTCGCCCTGGTCAGGGTCTTTCGGCGCGTAACGGTCGGCGCGAAGCGCGGCCCAGTCTGTTGCCGTCAGCGTTTCCAGAAGCAGCTTTTCCGCCGCTGCCAGGTTATAGACTCTGCAATCCAGATAATGGTTTTCGCGACCGGGCAACGGCTGCCAGATGCGCTTCGGGTAACCGTTCACGATCTTCGCGACGATCGCTTCTGCGGTCGCCATGTCGAACCATTCGTCTTTCGTGTCGCGGCCGAAGTGGCAAAGGCCGATCGGCTTCGGTGTCCCGTCGCCTTCTTCGACGATCGCCTTTGCATAAGCGAGCGTCGACCTTAAAAATCCGTACCAGGTCGCCTTGGCGCTGAACGTGCCGACGATATAGGCCCGTTCGTCGCTCCGTTTCGTCGCGCGACCGGCGTTTTTCCCTTGCTTGCCGAATTTGATCGGCTCGCCGCGACCAAGGATCGGCCGTGTCCAGCCATCGCGGCCGAAGACCGATAGCCGGTTCGGCGCCCGCGCGACGAACGCGTGAACGACGTCGGTGTTGTAGCCGGCGTCGACTGCAATCATGTCATAGGGCAGCACCTTGCCGCCCGGAAACGTCACGCCGCGCTTCGCATAAGCGTCCAGGTCGGCCCAGGCGCCCTGCATCGGAACATCGGTCGCGCCGGCGATGAACCTGGCGTCAAGCTGCCAGGTTTCGGCGTTAGGACCGTGCCCGACGGCTTCCAGATAGATGCCGTCGCCCTGAACGTCGACGCCCATCGTTACTGCCAGCGGACCGATCGGCATCTGGCCGCGGCCCCAGTCCTGTTCCTTCAGCGCCTTCAGCGCATCGTTGTCGGGAACGTCCCGGTTCAGTTCATAGACGTCGCCCAGGACAAGGTTCGTCCAGGTCTTCAGCTTGTTCACGTCGCCCTGGGCATCGGCGAATTGGGTCGCCATGTCGGCCCAAGTCTGGAACGTCGAAATGATTCCGCCGATGCTGAAGCCACGCTTGCGGCTCGCCGGCATCTTCGCTCGCCAGCCCTGGAAGGCGGCTTCGCTCAATACTCGAGCCGGTTTCTCTCCGTCGATTTCGACCGAAAGCCAGCCGTCGGGCAGCTTCATCGCCGCCTTTTGCCAGTGATCGACCTGCGCGCCGCAGCAGGGCGCGATCAGGTGCGCCTCTTCCGGCTTCGCATCCGGCCAGCGAATGTCGGCCCATTCGGCCGCAAAGCGGTCGCCGCAGTGCGGGCACTTCAGGAAAAACCGTCGCCGATCGCTCGCCAGGTGCGCCGCTTCGATCTTCGACGCGCCCTTGATGGTCGGAGTCGAGATTTTCAGCCGCTTCGAAAGCCCGCGCCGGCGCCAGACCTTCAGCCGCTGGTCGACCATGCCTTCCGGGCTGCCCTGGCCGTCCAGGTCGTCCGGGAACTGGTCCAAATCGTCTTCGACCGCATAGCGGACGGTCCGTTGGCGAAGCCCGGCGGCGCTGTTCGCGCCGGCCAGAAGCACATAGCCGTTCGACCTGGCGAACTTGATCTTCTTCTTCGTCGACCCGTCGCCATCGGGCAGCGACATGGCCTTGATCGTTCCGCCGCGGTCCGGATTCAGCCGCGGCGAAGCGTCGACCATCGGCCAGAACTTTTCCGCCGCCCAGTCCCAGGCCGCCTGCAGCGTCGCCTGGACGAAGAGGCACGGCCCTGGCCGGTTGTCCGAAATGAACCCGATCCAGTTTTCGGCGCTCGCCGAACCGCCGGACTGGGCGCATTTGATCAGCGCCACTTCCTCGCATGGATCGTGCGGCGAAAGCGCGTCCATGATTTCGACCAGTTCCGGCGCCGTTTCGTGCTTCCAGCGGCCCGGATAAGCGTCGTCGTCTGGAAACCAGCGATGACGTGCGGCCCATTGCGAGACGCTAAGGCGCGGCGGCGGTCGAAGACCATCCGCCATCGACCGGTCCAGCTTCGAAGCATTGCCTTTCAGCGCTTCGGCATGTTCGCCGAAGCGGGAATAATGGAAGGTCATTCGACTTCGGCCGCGGCCGCTTCCATTTCCGCTTCCTCTTCGGCGGTCAGTTCGGCGTCGTCTTCATCGTCTGCGGCGAAGTCGCCGGCTGCGGCCGCGCGGGCCAGCTGCGCGAAGACGTCGTCGATCCCCTCTTCGCCCAGGACCATGATCGTTCGAACGTCAGACGTCGCCGCCAGCTGTTCGGCGATTCCACGAAACCAGGCGTGAATTCGTTCGCGCGTCGCGCGGCCAACTTCGGCGACCCGGCGCTGCGCCTCTATCAGCGGCACCAGTTCGGCGGCCAGCTGGGCGTTTTTCATCGCCTGGCCGATGCGCTGTTCGCGCGTCAGGTCGGCACGCTCATCGGCGATCGTTCGCTGGCCGGGCGACGTCGGCGCCGCTTGCCCGTCGGGCAGAGGCAGCGCCGGCGCTTCGCCCCCCGGCGAAACCGCGGGAGCGCAATCGCCGCCGGTTGGCGGGCGGCCGCGCATCGGGTCGATGTTCGCGTTCAGCTTCAGTTCGCTTCGAACAACGTCGACCATCGGCTTGCCGTTTGGCCCTTCGGCCATCACCAGCAGGCCAGCATTCTTCCAGTTCGTCACCGACCCTTTGCTGACGCCGCGATGACGCGCGAACTGGGCTTGCGTCATCAGCTGATTCACGTCGGATGCTCCGTTCGGGTCGCGCCCTTTCGTTCGCTTCAGCGGCGGACGGCTTCGAAGGGGGCTTTTCGGCGACCGCCCGCCGCTTCGTTTGCCCGGCTTGCGCCAAGCGGCGAACAGTCGGGCCGATCGGCGATAACAGGGGAAACCGCCGGCCTGCCTTCCTGCCCAATGCCGACGCTTCCCAGGGCGGCGGCAATCGAAACTTCGCGGCGGGTCAGCGCCCGCCGCCGGCCACCGTCGCCGAAGCGATCGCGCCGCGCTGTATCTCTGTGGCTGAACCGTTGAACCGCCGAATGAACGGCAAAAGTTCAATAAGTTCAAAAAGCGAAAACGGGTCTGAACTGTGTGACGCCGCGCCTCGCCGCACCGCATAGGGGGCGGCGCCGGGTAAGGACCCGAAGCCGGGCACCCTCTAAAGGAAAGGGCCGCCGCAGCTTCCACCGCGACAGCCCTTTCTGGGGAGGAGACGCACAACCCGCGAACTTAGCGACTGGATAGCCTAATCGGGCTGGATGGCGTTCACGGTTTTTTTGCTGGATGGCGCAATCATGGGGTTGACTGCCTATCTTCGCGGAATTCCGCCATTTAGTTCGTTGGCGACGCAGGTGATCGCCCGCGAATAACGGGAGCGCAGCCCGTCGGGTCCTGGCTTGCCGCGACCGAGCGCCTTCCAGATGGTCAGCCAGGGCACGGTTTTGTGCCGACCGCCAGCCATCTTCGCCAGCACCATGACGACAAGCCGACGGTCACCCTCCGGAACGAAACGCATCCATTCCGACGCTTCGTTCATTCGCCGAATGTCTGCGCGCGATAGCGGAAGCGGCGACGGTTCGTCGGCTTCGAAGTCGACCAGCGCGCCCCAAGCGGCAAGGTCGCGCCGGTCCGGAACATAGGACCGCCAGACCGAAGAGATACGGCCGCCAAGGCTGAACCGCGCATCGTTGTCATGGCTTCGCCACCAGTGACGCATCGCGTCGCAGAGCCGGTCGTGAACCGCCTGCCAAGTCCAGACCGGAACCCTTGCGCGCGACGCAATGGTCGTGCAACCGTCGCCGCAATCGTCTCTCCCCTCATAAGTCATTGATGTAATTCCTTTCCTGTTATCCCATGCAAGGATTGCAAGGGTTAAGACCATTATTGTTTTCGTGCGCATCCGCCCGCACCCGCCCGCGCCTGTGCGGACTTATGGCGGCAACGCTTGCGATGTTTGCGAAATGGCGGATTTCCGCCGCTTCTCCCTTGCGGTGACCCTTGCGCGACCCTTGCAGATGCAAGCATCAGCCGCCGGGCAAGGCATCGTCGAAGTCATCAGCGGGGGAGCGGGGGTCTGCGCGGCCCCCATTCGGCAGCGGGGTGATCGTCATTTCGACGACGTTGCCGTGATCGTCGACGAAGTCGCGTCTAGTCTTCACCAGCCTGATGCCAAGCCAGTGCATGCCGTGCGATTCCTTCTTCGCCAGCCCCTTCGCCTTCAGCGCCTGACTGAAGCCTTTCTGCTTCCATTCATATTCGCCGGCGGCTTTGCACCATGCCTGGTACGTTTCGTACAGCACCGATGATTGCACGCTGGCTTCGCCGTCGGGCACCGTGCAAAGGCGAAGGAAGTTCGAAAGCGGGTCGCTGTCGTGCTTATAGTCGGCGCTCGCCAGCTGGACCGCTTCCGGTTCGACGAAGCCGTTGTCCATCCAGTCGAGCAATCCCCGCACCATCCACGCCAGCACGCCGGCGAATTCGCCGCGCAGCTTCTTCGGCAGGTCGCGATCGCGTTCTTCGGGCGTCAGATGCTGTTCCCATGGGATGACCTTGACGCGGCGCCAGATGCCGGCGGTTCCCTGCGGAATCGACGGAAGATCATTGCACCATAAGGTGAACTTGAAGATCGGGTTGAAGCGGAAGAAGCTTCGAAAATTGTCGCGGACGTTCATAGGGTCGCCGCCGGTGACGCTGTTGATCAGCGCTTCGTTGATCTTCGCGCCCTTGGGCGGCTCGCCGGCGGTCAGGAAGCGAACGCCCGGCAATCGCACCAGGTCGGGCGTCGCCTGGTCGCCGCGCTTCTTCTGGCCTTCGTCCAGGAAGCTTTCGACGTTGATCGTGTCGCCATAGTCGCCGATGGCTTCGCGGCAGACGTTGCCGATCGTCGACTTGCCGTTGGCGGCAAGCGGGCCGTACCAGATTTGAAAGATTTGCTCGCCCATGTCGCCGGTGAGATTGTAGCCCATCCACTGGCGAAGGTAGCGAAGCCGCGCCTTGTCGGGCTGCGCCCAGCGAACCGTCTTCTGGAACAGCGGCGCAGGCACTTCCGGGTCATAGTCGCAGGCGGTGATCTTCGTCAGCCGGTCGCCACGATCGTGCGGCTTCAGTTCGACTCTAGCAGGTCCGTCGTCGTCGGGCGGATAGAAGCGCAGCGTGCCGTTCAGGCAATTCAGCAGCATCGGGTCAGTATCGAAGTCGGAAAGTTCGACGGTGACCCAGCGCTTCGCCAGATTGGCGATGCACGACAGCTTGCCGGCAGCTTCGGACGTTCGGCCCCAGGCGGCGATCTTGTCTGACAGCGGTTCGACCTTTCGGCCGCCGCCGATGAAACGGTTCATTCCTGCTGGTCGACGCGGGTCGCCTTCGCCGCGCTTCGCCATATGCTCAAGCGCATCGTCGCTGAAGAAGACGTCTTCGGCATAGCCGGAGTTGCGGACGAACCAGGCTTCGTCCTGGATTTTGCGGACCGTGTCGAAGACGCTCGCCATGACTTCGGCCGGGGTCGAGTCCTTTTCCTGGTTCAGCACCCGGTATCGGCGACCGTCCCAGCCCAGCCAGCCCTTCGCCGTCGTGTAGAGATAATCCTGTCCGTACCGGGCAAGCCAGCGCTCTGCGTTGCCCATGTCGGTGCGCTCAAATTGCGCGCATTTCATGTCCAGCAGCTGCGGGCCAATGTCGAAGCCGCGCTTCTTGCCGATGTCGAATGATCGGCGGAAGTCAGCCAGCTTTTCGACGATTTCGGGCGGCGGTTCGGCCTGGGCGGCGGTTTTGACACCAAGGAAGACGACATTCGCTGGCGGTCCGCCCAAAATCTCCCGCAATCGCGCTTCGACGTCGTCCAGCGCTTCGTCGGCCGCTTCTTCGTCGATCAGCCCGGCAGCGACTCTGCGCCCGACGTCCCAGGCCCAGCGCCCGGCCTTTTGCGGCGATTCCGGCGCCCATTCAGCGGTTCGCTTCAGCCATGCGGCCGCGACCGTCTTCAACCGCCGCGCGTCCCGCTCCCCAAGGTCGGAAACGGACGATTGCCTTCCATCTGGAAGCATATCGTCGTCGTTGAGGCCGGGGGGTGCAGGGGGAAACGCTCGGTCGAAGCGCTGACGCCAGGTGGCGAGATATTGCGCCCGCGTTTCGCCGTCCTGAATGCTTGAGGCGAGCTCCGACAGCCGCTTCCACAATGCGGCGCGGGCTTCGGGGCTGATGGCCGTTCGGTCGAAAGTGGTACTTTCGACCGGGCCACTCTCGCCGGTCATAGCAGCAACCCCTGCGCTGGCGGCGTGATAGTCGCGACGGTCGCGCGCGTTAGACCCAACAGTTCGTCAGGAACTTCGAACAGTCCCTGCGCGCCTCTAAAGGGTATTGGCGCCGCCAGCGGCCGAATGTCCGAAAGAAGCCAGCCGAACCGCCCGTCGGCGTAGTTCCCCCAATAGATTTCTTCGTTTGGCAGCGTCGATCGCAGCGCTTCCGTTCGCTGTATCGCTACCAGATTCGCGATCGCCACGACCGCGCCAAGCGGGAGCGCCGGCGGCATCCGTCCGGCCGCAACTTCGATTTCATGCAAATCGCGTTCATCTGCAGTCCAGCGCTTCGCGGCGTGTATCGCGAGCGGACCGCGGTAGCTGCAGGCCCAATGTCGCGTTTCGACGGCCTTCATACCCAACGCAACAGCCGACGCCCAAGGCTGCCAAAGCGACAGCGCCTTCATGCGGCCTGGTCCAGCAACGTCTGGAACAGCCAGTCGGCGAGCGGAACGGCAGCGGCGATCGCCGCTTCGATCGCGTCGCGACCCTGGCTTCTGACCAGGCTGTCCGGGTCTTCGCCGTCAGGCAGTTGCGCGATCGCCAGCGACTGCCCTGGGCCGACGAACGGCATCGCCCGTTCGACCGCGCGCAGTGCCGCCTTGCTGCCGGCGGAATCGCCATCGAACAGAAGGATCGGGCAGTTGACGACGCGCCAGGCGCGTTCCAGCTGCCTTTCGGTCAGCGCCGTTCCCATCGGCGCGACGCTTTCGGCGATTCCCGCCTGGTCCAGCGCGACGACGTCGAACTGGCCTTCGACGATGACCAAGCGCCGCGCGGTTCGCGCCGCCGGGGCCGCACGGTGCAGGTTGAACAGCAGATTGCCTTTGTCGAAATGGTCGCTGTCCGGAGAATTGATATATTTGGGCGGGTCGTTCGGGCCGCCGGAAACAACCGCCCTTCCGGCGAAGCCGACCGTCCGCCCGCGCGCGTCGGCGACCGGGATCATCACCCGGTTGCGGAAGAAGTCGCGCCAGGCGCCGCTCTTTCCGTCTTCGACCAACAATCCGGCGCCCGCCAGCGCATCAGGGGAAATGCCGCAGGCGGCGACGCCCTTTTTCGGCGGCGCGAAGCCCAGCCCAAACCGTTCGATCGCCGCATCGCCGATTCCGCGTTCGGCGAGCATCGCGCGAATGTCGTCCGCGCCGCGCAGCTGGTCGGCGTACCAGTCGGCCGCCGTGCCCAGCGCCGTCGCCACGCTTTCGACATGCGCTTCACGCTCCCGCACCTGGGGCGATGGCGCAGGCACCTCCATTCCAGCGGCCGCGGCCAAATCCTTGACGGCATCCATGAACGCCATGCCCTGGCCGTCGGTCAGCCAGCGGATGGCGTCGCCGTGCGCGCCGCAGCCGAAGCAGTGATAGAAGCCCTTGTCGTCGTTGATGGTGAAGCTGGGCGTCTTTTCGTTGTGGAACGGGCAGCAGCCCTTCGATTCGCCGCCCTTGCGGGTCAGCTTCACCGATTTGCCGATCAGCGCCGACAAGGTCGTGCGCTGCCGCAGCTGGTCCAGCCATTCGGGTGATAACGTCATGGCTTTCGCTCCAAAGTGGCACTTTGGAGCGGTTCGGCGTTCGCCAGTTCCAGAAGGACGTCGGCATGGCAGGGCTGGTCGGGCTTGCACCAGCAGGCGAGATTCTTGCCACGAAGCTCTGTCGGATTCGGCGGCGCTCCGGCTTCCACACTGGGACTAACCGCGACGGGAATGTCCTTGCCGTCCTTTTCCGCATATAGGCCGCAGTCCTCGATCCGCATTCCGGCGGCCGATGTGATCCAGTCGCGAAACGCCTTGACGCTCGCCGCGTGCCGACCAGCGGGATTGCCCTTTTCGCCATATGCAAGAGCGGTCCAGCAATGTTCGGGCGCGCGGAAGTTGAATGGATTGCCCCATTTCGTCGTTCGGTCGACCTTCACCGTGTTGGGCGGCATTCGCCAGCCCTTCCGACGGGACAACTGGACCCGAACCGGGCCTGTAGTGGCCTTTCCCACCAAGGTCGGCCCCTAACTTTCGATCGGTTCGAACCGCACGACCCGGCGGAATCCCAGCCGTTCGGCGACGTCGTCGGTGATCCTGGCCTGCCCGCGCAGCATCTTCGTCAGGCACTGGGTTTCGACGCCCAGCGATGCCGCCAGCAGGAACTTCGCGCGCGGCCCAGGCATCAGCCTGGCGCGCAGCTTGGCCCGCAATTCCTCTTCGTCGGCGAGCGCGGACGCCTTGGCCGCGCGCTCGAGCGCGGCAGCGCTGAAGTGCTTCATGCTGCAACCACCATTTCGCGAGCGCGCCAGGCTTCGCAGTTGTCGGAAAGCCGGCGGTTCATTTCCGCGTCGGTTTCGGGGTGAAGGTGCGCATCGTTCACGATCATCAGATAGAAGTCGCGCCACCAGGTTCGGATTTTTTCGTCCGAATGATGGACGCCCACAATCTGGGCGGCGTGCATCAAATGCAGCTGGAAGTGATGCGGCAGTTCGTCGACGAACCGCAGATAGTGCCCGCGCATGCCGTCGAACATTGCGACGCGGTCGCTCGCCCATTCCGAAAAGCTGACAGGGCCATAAACCAGTTCAGCGTGCTGCTTTTCAAACGGTCCAGTGAAGCTGCCACCGCCTGGTTCGAATGGGTTCGTCAGCGGTCGTCGATCGAAAGCTGAAAGCAAAACGCATCGCCGGAACCACCGCATCAACACCTTAACCGGATGATCCTTTCGGATTCCGTCCGGCGCGCGCACGGCCGCGAACAGCACCGATTGCTGCATCAGCGGAATCTTTAGGACCCATTCCTGCTGAACCGGGCCAAAGTCGATTCCTTCCATTTTCACCCCCCCACTCGTTTGAGCCGTTGCGCGGCCAGCCATTCGGCGGCTTCGCGCGATAATCCGAAGACCCGCGACGGCTGGTGCGCCGCCCGCGCCTCGCAGATTTCCTTTTTCCGCAGTGCGGGCAGCTGGCCGAAGCAGCCGTCGCAAAGCCACTTCCAGCTGGCGATCTTCGCACCGCAGCCTTGCGTTAGGCATTCGCGGTCCGGCTTTCGGCTGCGCCGCTTCGGCCGGCCGCGCAATGGAGCGAAGACCATCAGACTTCCTTCCTGGCCGTCGCGGCATCCAGGCGGTCGATCGCGGCCCAGCAAAGTGCCGCGGTCGCCGCCAGATGCTCCCGCGATGCGGCAATGTCGCGGTCGCCGGCGGTCGTGCCGACGGCGATCTTCGCCCGGTTCGCGTGCATGATGGTTTCGTTGATCAGCCAGCCGATCGGCAGCATCAAATCGTCTTCGGGCGTGTAGCCGTGGACGGCGATTTGCTCGATTCGCTTGCGGACTGTCGCCGTCAGCGCGGCGCCGGCGAAGACGTCGATCATCGCGCCTTCGCATTGGATTTCCGCAAATTCGCCGACCGCGCGGAGCGCGCCGGCGCGGACCGCTGTCGCCAGGTCGGTGAAGGTGCCTAACGGTCCGCCTTCGCCGCTCATTCCCGCCCCCAGTCATCGCTGCCCAGCAGCGCTTCGATTTTCAGGGTCCGCTGTTCGGCGCTGACCAGCACCGCCAGGTCGTTGATCGTGGTTTTGCCGATGCGCACCAGGCGAAGCGTCGGCGCCCGCGCGGCCAGGTCGCCGGCGAGCGCCAGCGCGTCGTCATTCGGCAGGTCGAAATAAATGGTCAGCCGTTCGCCGCCGCCCTGCTTCGCCGTCAGCTTCTGGCTCGCCCAGCTGCGCAGCATCGTCGGGCAGCCGGGCGCGAACGCCCTGATCAGCCAGGTCGTCGCCGGGCTGACGCGACGGTGCGGGTTGCGCGCCGCCATCATGCGAACAGCCCCGCTTCGGCTTCGCGTTGCGGGAACGGATATTCGGGATAATCGCCGGCGCGCTCGAGTTGAAGGCGGCATGGGCCGATCCAGCGCTGCCGCGTGTCCGACTGGCCCGGAAGCCAAACCAGCCAGCAATAAGACGTCGCCGATCGCGCGCGTCGGTCAGGCTGGTCGCTAAACGGGTCGATTTCCCCAGCCCTGATTAGTCGGCCTTCCAGCATCACGACACGTTCGCTGAATTGCAGGACGTAGGCTGGCGGAAAGACCGACCAAAGCTGCCGGTGGCGATCGCCGCCTTCCAGGAAGGCGCCGCGGGTCAGCATCGCGAAGCCGCACCGGCTTGCGACGGTCGCCGCTTTGATGAATTCGAGCGCAAGGCGGAACGGAGGGTTCGTTATGACCCAGTCGACGCTTCCGATTTCATCGGCGACCATCGGCGCCAGCGTGAAATCGGCGACTTCATGCCAGTCGCCATACCGATGCACGTCGCTGGCCCGGACGTGCCCGAAATATTCAGCGAGCGGCCGCGTCATGTGGCCTTCGCCGCAAGCCGGCTCCCAGCAGCTTGATTGTTTCAGCGAACCGGTGCCGTTCAGGTCTTCCAGGAATTCGCAAAGCGCTCGCGTCGCCCAGGGCGGCGTCGGGAAATAGTCGAGAGCATCCGGCGCGACGGTTCGCCGTTGCTGCATCACGGCCGAACTGCGGTTCGCTCCGGTCATCCCGCGCGCTCCGGTCGTTTGCAGGGCTTTTCGGGTTCGCGGCGCATATCGGCGCCGCAGCGGTCGCAGACGCCGCGCGCCGGACTGTTCGTGCGATGACTGAAGACGCCGGGCGCGGTTTCGACGACCATTCTGGTCATAGCGCCCCCTTGTCGCGCAGCTGCTGCGGCAGGTCGGGCGCGGTCGGCATCAGCCGCGGGTCATAGGTGCCGGTTACAGTCGGCGACGGCGTCCGCAACGCCCTTGGCGATGCGCCGGTCAGATACGCGACCAGGCGCGCGCGGCGGCTCATGCGGCGCGCCTTTGTGTTGTCGCAGCCCGCGCCGCCCGGCCGATGCGCCAGCCGTTGAACATGCCCATCGGGCCGCTGCTTCGGCCGCGTCCGAACCTGGCTTCGACCGGGATTCCGGCGCGCCGGACATGGCAGACGTGAACCTTCAGGACGTCATAATGCCGGTCTGGCATCCTGTCGGGATTGGGCCAGAGCGCGGCCACCACCGTTTCGCGGTCGACCCAGCAATCGGGGTGACTGACCAGAAGCAACGCGACCAGGTTCGCCTGCGCGGGGGTCAGCTGAACCGTTCGCCCGTCGACGCTGCACTGGTGGCGGCGAAGCTGCGGAAGCGTCATGGCGATCATTGCCCGGCGCTCCGATTCTCGAGCTTGGTACGCACCAGGTCGACGGCCGTTCCGATGGTCTGGCAGAATTCGATGTCGCGGTCGGTGAAGCGGATTCCGAATTCCTCTTCCAGCGCGTGCGGGACGGTGATCAGGTCCAGGCTGTCGGCGCCAAGGTCGCGCCGGAATTCGGCGGCGTCGGTCAGCCGCCGGATCGGGCAGCCCAGTTCGCGGGCGATCGCGACCCGCGCGCGTCGGCCGATTTCGACGTCGCTGATCATTGGCCGCCACCGCCGCCGCTTGGCGGCGTGTCGGAAGCGCGTTCGAAGAAGCGACCTTCCGGACCGCAGCGCCTGATGCCCAACAAGCGATCGAAGAAGCCTTCCCGCTTGCGCTGGGCGAAGGGGTTTGCCGAAAGCAGCACCACCCGCTCGCCGTTCACCGCATCGGTCGCGGTGCCGATCGGCCGATTGCACCAGCAAGTCGGAGCGCTGGGATCGAAAGACGGCATGCGCGGGTGCGCGAAATGGCGGCAGTCGATGCAGCGCGGCGCGATCATCGCTTCTTCGCCTTGCGCTGATGCGCCGCGGTCGCGCGCCGCTGCAACCGGTTCATCGGCGGCTTGCCCTGGGCGGCCCGGTTTTTCGCGATGGCGGCGTCGATCGCGCGATCACGCGCCTTGGCGGCACGGCGAGCGCCGAAATAGCGGACCGCGATCAGCGCCAGCATCAGCCAGCCGCCGCCGGCGATCATGTCGATCAGGCGGGTCATTCCGCCATGCCTTCAGGCATCGCCGTCGACTGGCCGGTCGCAGTGACGGTGATGACCCGGAATTTCGGGTCGGCCCTGGCCGGGACGATTCGCCGCGTGATGAACCGCGCGTCTTCCAGCTTGTTCAGCTGCCACTTGACTTGCGCCGGCGAGAGGTCGGCGGCGGCGCCGATTTCGGAATCCGACCGGCAGCGGCGCTTCGCCTGCGCGTCTTCCTGGATCGCGACCAGGACGCGCATCATCATCGCCGTGCAGACCGGTTCGCTGACCGCTCGCCTTGGCTGGCAGCGTCGGACGATGAAATCGAACCCGCCGTCGCCGGCGCGGCGCTGGTGCGGCGTGACGTCGCCCGACCGGTGCAGAGCGCTGACCCTGGCGGCGGCGCCACCCTGAACCAGCTGCGGCCCGTGCGCATAGATGAAGGTTTCGTTCGGGCGAGCGCTCGCAACCCAGGCGTCGACGTCGGCGGCGGTGACGGTCCAGCATTCGCTGGCGGGATGCTTGGCAGCCGACGGCGGAAGGAACCCGACCGAAGCCGCCTGCGCTTGTGCCGTTGCGAATCCCCCCGGCACGCGATCAGGCCGCCATGACCGGCGGCGGAACTGCCGCGTAACGGGACAGATTAACGAAAGTTATAGGCTGCGAAGCGCTTGACGCCCCGCTATGCCGAAGGCGCCGAGTCGACCAGCGTTGGCCGCCGTGGACTGGCGGCGAGTGAGGCACACATGACCAGACCATCACCGTTCGCCCCCTTCGGCGAGGTCGAACAGTGGAGCGCTGTTCGCTGGCGCCAGGTCTGGAAATTCCAGCTGGTCTATCGACGGCAGGTCGTAAAAGTCGTTCGGCGCCACCGCGCCCTTCGTCAGCGTCCAGATGCGCCGCATCAGGTCCGGTTTCGGCACTTGCGTCTTGCCTATCGCCCGGTCAGGCGATCGTTCCAGATAGCTGACCGTTGGCTGGGTCACGCCCAGCGCGTCGGCCAGCTGCTTCTGGTCATATCCTTGTTGCTTGCGCCACTCGGCCAGTCGCATTCGGACCCCCCCGGACCCATTGCTGTGATCAGCCGGCGAAGCGCCGACTGGCCTTTTTATTGGCATAGCTTATATTGTCCCGCAACATATAAGCGAAGGGCATCTGCAATTTATAAGCCGCGCGCATATTCGGTCTTCTTCATGGGACCGGGAAACAGGTTGCGCGCGATGCGCAAAGCGGCGGGTCTGACCCAGCAGGAACTGGCCGATCAGACCGGCGTCAGCCAGCCGGCAATCAGCCAGCTGGAAAACGGAACGCTGGAAATGTCGTTCAGCTGGGCGCGTACATTCGCGCGGGTTCTCGGTTGCGCGTTCGTCGACCTGCTTGACGACGATGATGCCGACGGCGTTCTTCGAAGCGACGCCGAACGGCAGCTATTGGAACGCTACCGCAGGGCCGACGACGCGCGCCGCCAGGACCTCGAGCGAGTCGCCGCCGCCCTGGTGCCTCTGCCCGCCAATGAAGACGCTCCCGGCCGCGCCGCCTAGCGCCAGGAACCGCTATATTTTGCGGGTCGGAACGGTGCCGGAATATAAGCCATTGACATAATATAAGCGTCAGGAATAAAAGCCGCCCCTGATTTCACGGGGGTGAGACGATGCGAAACGGTTTTTCAGCCCCCCCGGCCCGCCAGGCGAGTGAATGCCTGGCGGGCCAATGGGGGCCGCCGGGCACGGTTGGTTTGGATGGCCCGGCCAGAGATAATGCTATCAGCGCGCCGAAGCTGGGGCCGTCGGATGCAGGACGTTTCGACGACCTGCCGCTGACGGCCTTTTTCCGCTCCCGCGCAGGCGGCATCGAACGGCTGACGATCGCCGTCGCGCTCGCCGCTGCGGCGGCATTCATCCTTCCCCTTCTGGTCCGCTGACATGCCGCGCCGCTTGAATGCGCAGCTTCATGCTGTCGGCGATTGTGTCGGCGAAGCCGCCGATCCAACCGTCGAACTCGCCGCATTGTTCGCGCGCGAAGCCCAACTGAAGCGCCAGATGGCCGACGTCGCTGATGCGCTGGAATCGGCGCGGAAGCGCTTCACCGGAACGCGCAGCGACGGGACGCCGCAGTCGCCGCCGCGAATGGAACTGCTTCGAACCATGTTCGGCCCGAAACCGGAGCCGCGCCGATGACGATTGTTCGCGCAATCTTCATTTCGATGACCTTCGCCTGTTGCGCCGGCGTCGCCGCCGGGCTGCTGCTGGGCGCGTATGACGCCGCCAGCTTCTTCGCCTGGGGCGCGGTCGGCGCGATGGCGACCTTGTTCGCCGCCGAAGAGTTCAACGACCGCCTGACGGCTTACGGCCGAAACAGCGGGCTGACGACAAGGGACGCCGGCGATGGGCGCTGAAACCGACCCCCGTCTGGACCCGGACAAGGCGCACCCTTTGTTCGTTTCGGATTGCGAGCGCAGCAACGCGCGGCTCGCCGACATTGAACTGGGGCTGGCCGGCGACCCCGGCGACCGCTGGTTCTGGCGCGACAAGGCGAACCGCCGGATCGAAGCGCTGGAAGACGACGCGGTCAGCTTCGGGCTGATGCCACACGAAGAAGCGGAACTGGAACGGCTGAAAGCGATGGTCGCAAAGGCGGACGAAAGGCTTCAGCCATGAGGAATCACGTCGCCATCGGGCCGCTGCGCATCCGTATCGGCAGCCGGAATCTTGCTCGCTGGGGCTATCCGCGAATTCAAATTGGCGGTCTTTCCCTATGGTCCTGGACCAGTTCTGGACACTTCGTTCCGATAAGCTATCACCCGCGCAGCAGTATCACCTGGCTTTGGACGGTCTGGGTCTATCGGCGCGAAAGGGCGTTCACTTCGGCCGGTCGAGCCGACCTGGCGAGAATGTACGCCGAAGGCAATCCATTCGTCGCCAAGCCTCGCTGGTGGCACCGCTTCTTCATTCCAGACGCCCGCAAATCCGGTCAGCGAATTCACCTTCTGCGGCTTCCTTTCGGTGCCGCCTGCGTTGTGACGCAAGAGCGACTCCCGCGATGACCGACCCGGACCTGGTCGCCGCAGCGCGCTTCGAAATCGAAAGCCGCGAACGCCATTATCCGGCGCTGATCCAGTCGCAGAAAATGACGGCCGAAGCCGCGACGGTCGATTTCCAGGCATGGCACTGCATCGCCCAGCTGCTGGAAACCGGAACCTTCACGTCGATCGACGCCGGCGGCGCCGACGGAACGACGCGCGTCGGATGGCAGGAATGCGTGAAGGCGGCCGACCAGGCGTGCGCTAGCACTGCCCAGGCCATCGCTGCGGCGAAGGGCGATGATGCCAAGGTGAAGCGGCTGACCGCGCGCCTGGACGCGCTTCGCGCGATCGCTCGCCGGGTCGGGCGGATGGCTCGGCTGGTCGCCGGCATCAACGAAGAATTCCGGGCACGGCGAAAGCCCGATCCGGCGCCGGCGAAGCAGCCCGACGCCGAAGAGTTCCGCAAACGGCATCAAAGGCGCGCAGCATGATCGTCACTTCGGTAAATCTGTCGGAAGCCATGGTGCGGCTGTCGGAACTTGGCGACGTCAGCCTTTCGATGATCGGGGTTGTGGGTCCGCGCGGATGGCATGCCAGCGTCAGCCTGCCCGCACCGGCGGGATGCGAAGCGAAGGTCAGAAGCACGTTCGACCATCGAACGCCCGAGTCGGCACTGCAGCAGCTGGTCGACCGCCTGGAAGCGTTGCGCGGATCGAGCCTTGCCGAACAGTCGGCGAACCCGAAGCTGAAGCTGGTTTCGTCGCGATGAACGCGCCCGCGCCGATTCCCGGCACCTGGGCCGACAAGGTGAAGCCGCACGCCGATCGCATGATCCTGGGCGGCAAGCTGGGCTGCGAAGTCGTCCTGAAACCAGACGCGGCAGCGGCAATGGGCGAAATGATCGTCAACCTGGCGCGCTGCCTGGACGCGACCGAAGCCAGGGCCGACGCCGCGCACAAGGTCATCGCCATCCTGACGGCGCCGCAGCCCAAGGTTTCGAAGCGGTTCGCGCTTGGCCGTGATGGCTGGATCGTGATCGCCTGGATTGCGGCGATCGTCTTCGCGTGCGGGCTGTTCCAGTGACCGCCTTCCCCGCGGCACGCGCGAACGGCGTCACGCGCGTCTGGCGGGCGAAGTGCGGGCACCGCTGCCTGACCTTCCGCGAAGCGGCGACCTGGGGCGTGACCTTCACCGTCTTCTTGACCGCCGACTGGCGCGTCGACTTCGTCTATTGCTCGGTTCGCTTGCGCGGCCGCTGGTTCTGGTGGTCGAACCGGTGACCAAATTTTCCCCGATCCCCGCGCCGTTTGATCCCTTGTACGGTGCGGACTGCCAGCCGGGCCAGACCAGAACCCTGCCCGGCTGGCCTCGACTGATGAACCAGCGGCTTGCCGCCGCCTATCTGTCGATCGGCACGACCCTGCTTCGCGACCTGCTGCCGCCGAAGAAGATCAGGGGCCGAAGCGTCTGGGACCGGCGCGACCTGGACCGGATTGCCGACGCGCTCGAGGGTCAGCCGCTTGACGGTCAGGACGCGCAGAGTCATTCCCGCGACGTCGAACGCCGCTGGTTCGAAAAGCGGGCGAAGGAAGGCAAGGGCAATGGCTGACTGGGTGCTTGCTAGGGCAATGTCGGATATGAAATCCGGCGACGTCGTTGTCATGCGCAAGCGGCCGTGGTGGGCATTCTGGCGGCCAAAATATGATGCGATCGTCTGCGCACGCGGCAGCGACCTTCCGATCAGCGACGTCGTCGCCGTCTTCGTCGACGGCAAGCTGGCGAAATGACCGACGACCCGCTGCGCCTGAAGTTCGTCAATTTTTCCGACGGCAAGGGCGGTCGGCGCTATTATTATTTCCGGTCGAAAGAGACTGGCCGAATTCCGTTGAAAGGCGAGCCGGGAAACGCCGATTTCACCTTGTCCTATGGCGCCGCCCTCGCCGTCCGCGAACGTCTTCGCCAGGGCGGCAGCAGGCGCGACCCCGACAGCTTTGCGGCATTGGCCGACGACTTCCTGCGCTCGGTTGAATATCGCGCGCTCGCCGATTCGACGCAGCTGGACTACTCGCGAACCTGCGATCTGGTGATCGAAAAGCTGGGCGACCAGCCGTTCCGCTACACAACGAAATCAATGATCAGGGCGGCCCGCGACGACTATGCTGCGACGACGCGCAAGGCGAACAAGTTCATCGCGATGCTTTCGATCCTCTACGGTTTCGCGCAGCAATGCGAAAAGGTGCCGGACGGGTTCAATCCAGCCGCCGGGCTTCGCAAGCTGAAGCGCAAGGGCGGCGTCAAGGAATATGTGCCCTGGTCGGACCAGGAACTGGCGTGGATTCTGGCCGATGCGCCGCTTCACGTTCAGACGCCGATGCTGATCGCGCTCTATACCGGCCAGCGCCGCGAAGACGTCGCGAACATGACCTGGCAGCAGGACCAGGGCGAGATTTTGCGGGTGCGGACGTCGAAGACTCGTCACCTGATCGACCTGCCGTGCCATCCGCTGCTTCGCGCGCACCTGGATCGCGTCAGGAAGGGATCAAAGGTCGTCAGCCTGTCGGGGCCGATTTGCCTATCGGAATCGGGCAAGCCGATGACGGTGAACCAGATGTCCGGCCAACTGCGCCGCCAGGTGGAAAAGCATCCGCGGGTGCCGAACAACCGCAGCTATCACGGCATCCGCTACGCCGCGGCCGCGCGCATGGAAGAAGGCGGCGCGACGGTCGCGGCGATCGCCGAAGTGCTGGGCCAGCGAACGTTTCGGATGGCGATGAAATATGCGTCGGGCCGCAAGCGCGCGGCCGAAGGCATCGCGGCAATGAAAGGGGAAACCAGATGAAGCAGGCTGATACGTCGAACGTCAGCGAAGGAGTGACGATTTTCACCGACGCTGGCTTCGCCTGCATTGACGAAAATTCGGTGCTGGTCGTGCAACGCGATGACGGCGGACTCTTCGTTCCATGCGCCGAAGGCAAGCATTATCTGGACGGGCAGCTGGACTGCGGAACCGTCTATGTCGGCTTTTTCGTCGCCGATGACATCGCAAAAGCAGCCTGATGGCAAAGCCGCCGATGGGCCTGGGCGAAAGCGACCGCGAATATCAGGCGCGGATGAAGCGCGACTATCCCGACAAGCCGCAATGGCACGGCGAACTCGTGCCGGTCGATTTCACCGACCGCCTGGTGCAGTTGCAAACGTCGACGATTCCCAGGTCCCAAGATCGCCGTGCCCGTTCGAAGCCAAGGCAAGTTTCTGTTCGACCGCGAAGGCAATTGCCTTGCCGGATGCTTTGACGAAGGCATCGCCGCGCGTCTCGCTCACATCATCAACGAGCATGCGGACGTCTGACGCGCCGGAAGACCCGCCGCCGTGCCCGACGTGCGGCGCTATTGAAGGGTTCGCGTGCGTCAGTAAGTCAGGCAGGGTGCTGTTCAGCTGTCATTCCGGCCGATCGCGCGCGATTCGCGATTGGGTCGCAGAATGCGAGCGCAGGCGCGATGAAGCGACCAGGCCAACCGAACCGGCGCCGATGGTCATGGTGCTTCGAACCTTCGACGGGACGATCCAGCGCTTCTTTCCAGCGCCAAAGCGCGCGGGATGGCGAAGCCGACTTTAGCTAGTGAAACAGCCCGAAGATCGACGCGCATAGCACTGCCGCGCCGGCGATGAAGATGCCGCACCCCGCGCCCATTGCCTTGCCGCCGTCGCCTTGGGCGTCGGACATGCCGCCGGCGTAGAAGACGAAGACGCCGAACAGCGCACCGATGATGCCGGCGATGACTCCGATCGTGCAAAGAAGGCCGCCAACGGTGATGACGTGGTGCATGACTTGAGTCCTTTGATGGGTTGCGTGGAAGGCGAATGTGCGGCTATCGGCCGCCGGTCAGCGTGTCTGGTTCGCCGGTCCGATAAATTCCCGCTCGAGCGGGGAACGGCCGGCGAACAAAGCGCGAAAGTGACAACACCGCCGGGGATGAAGTGACAACACCCCGGCGGCGCGACGTGAAAAAACGTTGAATTCCAAGCGTGTGGCCCGATGGCGGAGTGGTTACGCAGAGGACTGCAAATCCTTGCACGCCGGTTCGATTCCGGCTCGGGCCTCCACTTACATGGTGAAAGCAGGCAAACCTTGAGGCTTATGCCGGGTGACCTGTCAT